AAGGAAGGCGACTCACTGAAGTTGTTTGTAAACCGATTCAAAGGCTTTCCCGATCACAAAATCATTTTCGAATCAACGCCGACCATTGCGGGCCGGAGCCGCATCGAAAAGAAGATGACTGAAAGCAATCAGCATCGACGGTACGTTCCCTGCCCACACTGCGGAGAGTTTCAGGTTCTGATTCAAGGCATCGAAGGCGTTCCGGGCGGCTTTGACTGGGACCGAGACAGCAAAGGCAGTTCAAACGCCGACATCGCTCTGCAGACGGCTCACTATGTCTGCAAGTTCTGCCAGAAAAAGATTGAGAACCATCACAGGACCGTCATGCTTCGCGCCGGTGTTTGGGTTCCGAACGGCTGCACGATAACCGCTGACGGAACGATTCACGGCAAGGCACTCAAAGACGGTTCGGATGTTGTCGGGTTTGGGCCGTTAGCATCATGGTACGCACTCACGGAGACATGGGGTAACTTCGCTCGACTATGGATTCAGGCACAGAAGCGGCCGCGAGATTTGCAGGACGTTGTGAACTCCTACAAGGGCGAGACGTGGGCCATCAGGAAGAGCAAGAGCACCCCGGAAAAGGTCGGCATCAAGCTCCGCACCGACATTCCACGGCGAATGCTTCCAGGTTGGACGCGGCTCGTGACTGTGACAATCGACCAACAGCGATCAGACGGCGGCTTTCGGTTGTGGGTCTGCTTGGCTCACGGCGTCAATCGGGCCGCACACGTCGTCGATTACGGGCTCTGCCAGCAATTGGAGGAGGTTTGGGACCGCCATATTCGCTCACCATATCAACACGAGGACGGCGGCAATCCGATGATGCCACACGCGGCGGCGGCTGACTCGGGATGGGACACAAAAAAGACATACGACTTTTGTAACAACCACAACGGAATGCTGCCGCTGAAAGGCAGTTCAGGCGAAATCAGCGGCGGACTTCCCTACAAGGTTTCCGAGGTTGAATCAGGCCAGTACAAAGGACAGTCACTTTTTTCGGTCAACACAGATTTCTGGGAAACTGATCTTCAGGCGAGACTCGATGAGCGAGATCCGGGAGAAGACGAATCGCTTTCGATCTGTGCAGGGGCCGAAAACGACTTTGAATTCTTGGAGCAACTTTGCAACGCAACCCTGACTGACAGGGTCGACGGCCGAGGACAGGCAAAGCTTGTTTGGATCAAAAAAGACGAATCACTTCCTAACGACTACCGCGACGCGGTTAGATATGGACTTTGCCTTGCTCACGCATTCATCGACGAAAACGGATTCCCGCCCCGCAGTAACGTATGGACGCAATCAAAAACCGTTGTCAATCGTGGAACAGACAGGCCAGATGGGAGAGCGTGGAATGAGTAAGAAGCAGCAGCCGGAAAAGCCCGTTCAGAAGCCTATCGAGAAGCCACAGACGCGAGTGATTGAAGAGCATCGTCACTGTCCGCTGTGCTGGGGCGGCCACGGTGGGTATGGCACAGCGTATTCAACGCAAGGCCAGACGCGATACTACAAATGCAAGCAGGCAACCACCGACAAAGGGCCGTGCGGGCATACCTGGACAGTGTTGGTTAAGCTCGAAGTGATCAAGGTCGAGCATCGAATTGTGAGCGTGGAGGGGCAGCGATGAACCCAATCCCAGCAGAGTATCCATTCACGCTTATCGTTTGCGTTGAAAATGCGATTACGAAGCAGTGTAAGTATTATCGAAAGCGTATGGTGTTGCCAGTTCCTCCGTGCAACGGAATGATGTTATGGATAAGCAGCGAGCTTAACGATAATGTGGGATATGAGGTCGATCATTTATCGTGGTATGCAGACGAACGCGGGCTATGCGTTGAGGTTGCTGCGGAACACACAGACCACAACCATTTACTGGACGCTGGCTTTGTGGTTACGGATCATCACTACACATAACGTAGCCAATGCATTCCAATTGCCAACCTAGCAACACTGGTAAGGACATTTGTCATTGAGTCTCGCAACATGCGAGCATGACAACTGCCTCCGATCTTCTCGACGCGACTAACGCCGCAATCTTGAAGGCTCTGACATCGCAAGAATATCAGGGTCCGGGCGGTCGTCGGCAAAGGATGGCAGACCTCGCGCAGCTTCGACAGACTCGAAAAGAGTTGATGGACGAAGTTGCGATGGGCTCAACCGGCTCGATGTGCTCTCTCCTATCACTGGGAGATGCGAGCCTATGAGCATTATTGATTCCATCGTTGGCATCTTCTCGCCATCTGCCCAGCTTCGACGCATGGAAGCACGGGCCACGATTCAGCAGGTAAACAAGCTGCTTGGAACCGCAAAAGGCCCGTACGCAGCAGCCAACCTGAACCGACTGAACGCACTTCGCGGCATCGTCCAGAAAGAAAACGAAGTCAGCGGAAGCCGAATTGAATTCCTTCGCGCTCAGTCGTGGGATCTGTACCGCGACAATCCAAGCTGCCGGAAAATCGTTCGATCGCTCGAAGCAAAGGTGATCGGCAAAGGCATGCACCCGGAATCGATCGCGTTGTTCGCCGATGGCACTCCAAATGTGCCATTTCGCGAGCGTGCAATGCAGCTTTGGGAGCAATTACAGAGCGGTTTTGATGCCCGTGGACTGCCGGGAAAAGGCGGCTTAACGATGGGATGTCAGCAACGACTGGCGTTCCGGTCGGTTGTTTTGTCCGGTGACACGCTTTATCGAATCAAACCAATCAGCTCTGCCGAACAATCACGCCGAAATCTACCGATTGCAGTCGTCTTGCAGTTGGTTGACACCTGCCGGCTGGCGAGTGAATCGGAGATTCTGCAAAACTCTTTGCCGGACGGTCGCCGCGTTTTCCGTGGCATCGAGCTGAACGAAAACGACGAGCGCACTGCCTACTGGGTCAAGAACACCTTGATTTCAGACGCAGCATCCGCACCAGCGACGGCAACGCGGATCCCAATCGACAAGATGGGGCACCTGTATATCGAAGAAGACATTGACGAACTGCGCGGTGTGCCGTGGTTTTCGTCGGCAATTCTTCGCGCTCGCCGCACTGATGACCTTGAATACAACGTGCTGACCGCTTCGGCGATGGCCTCTTGCATGGTTGCGACCTACAGCAAGCCAACCGGGGCAAATAAGCTCGGGCTGAATTCCGGATCCGAATACAACTCCGGATCTGCAGACGGCACCGACCTGACAGACAGTGACGGCAACACGATCAACAAAATTCAGCCGGGCATGGTAGTCAATAAAGGCAAGGACGGATCATTCGAGCTGCTTTCCCCTAACCAGCCAAACATGAATCCAGAGGCGTTCGTTCAACATCTTCAGCGCGGCACCGCATCAGCCATGCCTGGCACCAAAGCCAGCACCGTCACGGGCGATTATCGCAACAGCTCCTTCTCCTCAGAGCGATCCGCAGACAACGATTGCTGGCCTGAAATTCAGATCGTCCAGGAGTGGTTTGCGTCCCATTATTGCCAGCCAATTTGGGAAACAATTCTTCGCACCGCAGTCTTTGAAGGCTACTTCGATGGCATCGTGTCAGCTGAAGAATTCCAAAGCAATCCGGAAATGTTTTCAGCAGCCAACTGGCAAGGCCCAGTTGCCCTTTCCATCAACCCGAAGGACGACGCTAGAGCAGCCAGTGAACGAATTCACGCAGGGCTTTCATCACTACAAATGGAATGTGCCAAGATCAACGTGAACTGGCGGGATGTGCTGAACGATGTCGCGGAGCTTTACGAGGTAGCCGAGGCGAAAGGCATTCCGCCAGAAGTGATTAACAACATCATGGGCATCGACGCTCAGGACCAGATGGCCGTTCAGCAGATGGCAGCTTCAGGCGAAGAGCAATCGCCAGAAGATGCAGTTGAAGACGATTTACTGGAGGAAGCCATTGATGCGTAAGCGTAACCAGAGAGATCAGGGGACAGCCGACACAAACTATCGCTCACTAAGTGTGCGGGCTGCGACATTCGACGAAGAAACCCGCAGCGTTGAAGCGGTGATCAGTACGGAACAGCCGGTGGACATGCCCGATTGGGGCCGTCAAGCGATGGTGCCTGAAGTGCTGGTTCCATCTGGTGCCGAGTTTCCATCGAATCGACAGGTTCCGTTCCTTGATTCACATCAACGCCGATCGGTCAAAGATCAGCTCGGTTCAGCCCGCGAAATCAAGGTTAACGGCAGCGAGATCACCGCAAAGCTCGTGTTCCGCAAAAGCAAAGAATCAGACGACGCGCTTGGCGGCGTTCGTGACGGTCATATCACCGATGTTTCGGTTGGATATGACGTTCTGAAACGCCAATACATCGAAGCCGGGGCAAAGAAAACAATCGGAAATCGGACCTATGAAGGCCCGTTGAATGTTGTGACGAAGTGGCGGCTCCGGGAAGTCTCGTTGACTCCAATTGGTGCCGATGATCAGGCAAAGCTGCGGGGACTTGATCCAGCGGCGACACGTTTCAAGTCCTCAGAAGAACAGGAAGATTTCACAATGAATGCAGAACTCCGCGCTTTGCTGGTGTCAAAAGGCATGTCAGCAGAACTAACCGACGAACAGGCTCAGCGATGGCTGATTGACAACCCGTCAAAGCTTGGCGAAGTTAAGAAGGAAGAAGAACGCAGCCAGCAGAACTCGCTGCCATCTGCGGCCGATCTTGCCAAGCTTGTTGCTGATGCGACCCGCCAGGCAATTGCCGATCAGAACGCAGTTCGCAAGGCATTTGAAGTTGATGTTCGCGAACTTTGCGAATTGTCCGACATGCCGGGCGAAGTTGAAGCCTGCCGAGCACTGGAAGACATCGCCGCCGTTCGCAAACACATCAAGGACGCAAAGGCCAAGCAGACGGAAAACGTCGGTTACGGCGTGACTGTTCGCCATGTTTCCAGCGGAACGGAACGACTTGAAGTCGATCTGCGGTCAGCGTTGACGCTCACTGCCTGCCGATCCGCACTGAACGGCGACGAAGCGAAGCTCGAAAAGTACTACCCATCGGCTCAGCGAAGCAAAGCGGCCGACACGTTCCGCCATGCAACACTGTTTGATATGGCAACGGAATACGTTCGTTCTCGCGGCGTTCAGACGCTCGGTCTGACTCGTGACCAGATCGCAATCTGTGCGATGTTTGGTCCGGAGAAAGCTGGCATTCGTGCGGCTCCAGGCGGTGCGGCATATCACGGGACGGGCTCATTCAGCAACCTGACTTTGGACGCGGTCAACAAGTCCATGATGATCGGTTATCAGGAAGTACCAGCCTCGTGGCGCGGGCCGATGAAGCAGGGTCAGTCGGCAACTGACTTCAAAAACATTCACCGGATGCAGTTGGGAGCAATTCCAAATCTTCCGGTCTGGAACGATTCAGTTCGTCCAGACATGGCGAGCATGGCAGACGGCAAAGCGACCTATGCCGTGGAATGCCGTTCGATTGGTATCGACTTCGGTTACAAGCTGATTGTCAACGACGATATGTCAGCCCTGACATCAACGCCGATGAAGCTGGGCGATGCCGCGGCCCGAACGGTGAACACTGTCGCATGGGCACAGGTCACGAGCAATCCTCTTATGCGGGACGCACAGGCGTTGTTCCTCGCAACAGCGGCCGGCCTGCGATTCCGAAAGAATCTAACGACCGGAGCCGGTGCGCCAAGTTCAACGACACTCGGGGCGCTCAAGGCTCTGATGAGACTGATGCGTGGTGAGAACACTCCAGAAGGCACAGAGTCAGCTGACATTCTCAATCTGACTCCGTCATACCTGGTTGTTCCGGCAGCGTTGGAAACAACTGCGGAAGTGCTGATCAACTCAGCGTTCGATCCTGCATCAACGGGTGCCGCGACATTCAATCCCGCTCGGTCACTGAAGTTGGTTGTCGAGCCTTTACTCGACGCCGCGTCAGCCACAGCGTGGTACTTGTTCGCAGAGCCGACACGGGTTGAGACCGTCGAGGTCACATTCCTCGCTGGCCAAGAGACTCCACAGGTCCGCGAAGTCCGCGACGAGCACACGCTCGCCAGCACTTACTACGTGCTGCAGTCGGTGGCCGCCAAGGCTCTCGATCATCGCGGCATCCAGAAGCACGACGGAGCATAATCGTCCACGTCCTGCGATTACCAAGAGCCGCTCCATCCGTGGGGCGGCTTGCGGCAGTGTTACTGTTCGGGAATGTTTCCCGCGAATAGCTCAGTCCCCGAGAGGGGCAAACAGACTCGAAAGGTGAATTGAAATGATCAATCGTGGAACACTAGAGTGGCCAGTCATCGGCGGCGAACACTTCACGCGAGCCCAGGCATTCACGACAACGCCAGGCCAAAACGGTTGGACTGCAGTTCTTACCGGAACCACGCCAACGGCTCTTTGCGTCACCGCTGACGGAGGAGCTGCAAAGCTCACGCTGACGAGCACCAGCGAAGCTCAGTTGGCGGTTCTGTACCACAACGATGTTCTGGCGTTCGACGTGCGAACGCTGAAATACATCGAGTTCGTGGCATTGGTTGCGGGCGTTGACTCAGTTTCGACTGTTGTCTTTGGCCTTGCATCAGCCCACAACGCAACCCTGGACAGCATCGCGACGAACGCTTGGTTCAGAATGCAGGGCTCTGCTTCAGCGACTGCAGTGGTTGTTGAAACTGACGACGCAACCGCCGACAACGACGACAAGGCGACCGGCCAGACATTGGCGGCCGTTTACAAGACGTTCAAAATCGACTTCGAAAAAGGTCTTTCTGACGTTCGTTTTTTCATTGAAGGCGAACGAGTCGCGCAGGATACCACGTTCGACATGTCAGCACTTACCGCTGGCCTGAACGTGCAGCCATATGTCGCTGTCGCCAAGGCATCAGGAACAGGCGTTCCGTCAATTACCGTTGCTGCAGTTCGCCCGATCTTCAATTTTGCATACGGTGCATAATGTCGCTGAAGTCTCTGATCACTGCTGACGTTCAGGACGTGTTCATGAACGTCAGCGAATTCGCTGAATACGTCACACTTCATCTTGATGGAGATGTGAAGTTAAATGCGATTGTTGATATCCCAGACGTAACGGATTCGGGTGAAGGCTCGTTTCCGGTCACTGGTTCAGTCAGCGTTGCAACGGCGGATCTGACCCGGTTAAGGCTGAAAGACGGCGTGATCATGGAGGCCACAATCAGGGGGACGGTCTGGCAGCTTTATGACCAGTCAACAGACGAATTCGGGATGACGAAATACTCGATACGCCGCAAGCACAATGATACCAATCCAAAGTATTCGAACATCTACGACATCAGCGGTGAACAGGCCGTGTGGAGCGAGTAAGGCGAATCAATGACGCCAATGGAATTCGCTGCGTATTTTGAAAACGAGGTTGCTGCAATTATTGCTGACGAGGCGATGATTGCAGGGAAGTGGATACGGAGCCAAACGCCGTCAAGCAGGCGAAAAACAAAACAGGCTATATTTGTTCGAGTGGCGAGGGCCACCGCAATTGTGGGGCTCAAGTTCGCTCGGGAATATGCGGGGCGAACTGAGACGCACAAGAGATTTGAGAGACAGTGGCGAGAACTCAGGCCGCTGGTTCGGCAGAGAATTATTCAACGATTCAATGACATTTTGAAAGGCTCATAATCATGGCCGTACCAGTGGCACACAAAGTTCAGGGCTCGATGCTGAAGATCACAGTTTCAGCTACGCTCACAGAGGTTCCAGGGCTCGACAATATCGAGTTGGACCTTGGCGAAAACCTGACATTCGAAAACGCGGATATTAGTTCCAGCTACCTGGCTCCTGTTGCCTCTGGCCTTCGCGGAAAAGGCACGCTCAGCGCAGACATTATTCGCGATCCGCTTGGAGCAGTCCAGCAGGCTCTGCAGGTTGCGTACAACGAAAACTCGACACTTGCCAGCTCATTTACCGTCAGTTCGTCAGGTGTGGTTTTGACTCTGTCGTTATTGGTCACAAAGCTGACATTGAGCGGCAAGCGTGGTGAAGGCTTCATGGGTAAGGTCGAATTTGACCTACTCACCGAAGTTGATTGGAACATCGCAGACCCAGCGTAATTGTCTCCGTCACGGGAGGCTGGTGCCCTGCGAAAGCAGGCCCAGCTGTCCCGTGACTTTTGTTCTTTAACCCGTGACGGGAAACACCATGAAAGCTGTTCTGCTGGCCGATGAGCAGGCCATTAACCCGCTATTTTTATTGAGTAGCGACAAACGTGGGATCGACTCAATTCTGGCGATTCCAGCCGGTACTGAGATCGATCACCCAGACTGCTGGCGACTCTGCGTAATTGGTAAGGCAGTTCCTGCAGATGATGAATGCCGGAACGCAGTCCACAGGCACACAAGCAGCCCCGTGCGCAAAGAGCGAATCGCACAAGTGAAAGCACTGCGGGCCGCTGATGGCGTGAAGCAGTTGGACGCAAAGACAAAGAAGTGGATGGAGTACATGGAGAAAGCCTACGCGACTGATCTCGATATTGCTCCAAAACCTGCCGAGTAGTGAATTGGCGTTTTTCGTTTTGATCCGTGACAAAAAAGGAATCCCGTGACTAAGTATTTTTGTTCAGACAACATTGCCGAAGTTTCCGCCGCTGACATTGGAGAATATCCACTGCCATTCGATCCGGAAATGCTGGTACGAGTGAAGTCCGTTCCGATGGCTCGCATGAAGCAATTCTTTGAGTCGAATCAGAAAGGCGGAGCGGTCGCCAGTGCAGCAGAAAAGTCGCTGATTCAGGAGTCAATTATCAATCCGGATGGCACGCCGGTTTACGCAAGCAAAGACCACGCTGAATCACTGCTGAAGGGCAGAACCAGACTTGTATCGGCTCTGGTCAAGATGATTAGCCTGCATAATGGCGGTGAAGATAAGGTGGCAGAGGAAGCCGAAAAAAAGTCCGAAACGACACCGTAAAGCAATTCATGTTTCGGCTTTGCCTGGCACTTGGCGGGCGGTATGGCGTGCATCCGGACGTTTTGGAAACCGTGCTGAATCGCCGGCAGATTTATGAATGGATGGCCTACGCGAAACTCTTTCCGTTCGGCGACGATCGGGATGATTATCGCGTAGCACACCAGACATGGAGCCTCAGAAGGGCGTGGGTGGACGAAGATCTGCAGCCTGATGACTTTATGCCGAAATTTGACAACTCGCCGCCGAAGTCTGAGGCCCAGTTGATAGCTGACAAAATTCTAGAAAGTCTGTGATGGCACTTGAGGATCTCGACTTCAAAATCAGTGCCGACCTGGGGAACAGCATTGCTTCTCTCAAGGCACTCGATATTGGATCCCAGTTAGCAACATCGTCTCTGGGCAAGATTCAGACAGGGTTCAACAGCATTGCGCAGTCAGCAGACCGATTGACGACTGCGCAAACCGCTGTAAAAGACCTATCGCATTCCGTCGCCGGCCTTCAATTTAATTTGGCTGCGGCCAGCACGGGCATGACAATGGCGTCAGTGGCAGCGAAGCCGCTTGTGATGCTCAGCGGAAAGCTCGGATTCCTATCGACCACATTCCGACTGGCCGCGACCGGAGCGGCCTACCTTGCAGGAGCTGCTGGGCTTGTCGTGGGCGTTCTTGATTATCTGTTCGCGGGAATCGGTTTACTGCTGGCACCACTGGCTGGACTGGCCGTTGTCGTGAAGCTGATCATCGCATCATTCCGGATGATGTTTTCCGTAATTATCGCGCCTTTCAAGATTCTGATCGGCGTCGTCGGAACGCTATTCAAGGTGATGGCGGCGGTTCTCCAGCCTGTGCTTGCGGTCGCTGCTGCTTTCTTTCGCCTGCAGTTGATGGTTCACGTATTGAAACTTCAGTTCGTTCTGATGAGTAAATTTCTCGCGTTTCTGCCACCGCAGTTACGGATGATCTTCGTCGGGCTTGTGGCTCTTGGGGCTGCTGGCAAAGCTGGGGCGTTTGCCCTGAAGATAGTCGGAGCGGCTGCAAGATTAGCGGCGGTCGCATTCCGGGGCGTGCAGATCGTCTCGACGGCGTTGCTAAGCCCGTTGGCAGCCGCACGAATGCTGGTTGCATCATTAGCCCGTGGCTTCCTCGGACTTTCCGCAGCGGCCGGACGCGCGGCAATGTCGATGGCTCGCTTCGCGGTGACGCAGGCAGTCGCGGGGATGAGGTCGCTTGGCAGCGCCGTTGGCAGTGTTGCGGGCATGATCGGCGGGAAACTGATCGGTTTTGTGAAGGCTGGAGCAACAGCACTGCTTTACATGGGCGTTGCTGCTGCAGCCTGGGGCGTTAAAACAGCGATGGCTGCGGAGAAGTCCGCTGTGGTCTTCGGGACGATGCTGAAAAGCATGTCGCAGGGTAAAGCGTTGATGCGTGAATTGGAGAAGTGGGAAGGTGCAAAGCTATTCGACCCCAAGGCAGTTCAGGACGCTGGCCGCGATCTATTCAAAGCGGGCATTCCCGTCACTCAGTTGATCGGCCGGCTTGACCAGCTCGGAAACATCGCGACAGCCACCAGCACTCCCATTGAGGAGCTGTCTCGAATCTATCGACAAGGGATGGCGAAAGGCGCGTTCCAGACTGATCTGGTTAACCAGATGGCTGAGCGTGGAATCGACATCTACCACGCATTGGAAAAGGTGACAGGCAAGAGCGGCCAGGCACTTGCGAAAATGATGCAAGACGGAGAGATCGGAGCCGCAACAATGAACGCGGCGATTGAGCACATGACGACCGGGACAGGGATTTACGCCGGGGCGGTCGCCAACGTGGCGCAGACAACAGGTGGCATGTGGTCTGCTATGACGCAGAAGATGAGCATCGCCGTCCGTTCGCTAGGTGAGAACATCATTGCCGCATTTGGATTCAATAAATTATTCGCTGACGGGGCGGCGTTCTTTGATTCACTCAAAGGGCAGATGCAATCTGCGATGCCCGCATTCATGGCGGTCGCTGGTGTCGTCCAAGCCGCATTTGGAGCCGTCTGGGAAGTTGTTTCCGTAATATTCAACGCAATCACCACCGCTCTCGGGATCACGGGCGGAAACTGGATGCAGAGCTTTGTTGAATGGGCGGCCATCGCGGCGTGGTCCTTCCAGCAGTGGCCGACAATTGCGGAGCTTACGTTCACCAATATCGGGCTTTCGCTGGTTCGGTTCGGGGCCATGTTCATACATTCCATGACAGTTAGCTTCCCGGCATATCTCGCCTGGTTCTTCGAGAACTGGAAGTCGGTCTTTTTTAATGCGTTCGACGTTGTTGCCACGGTGTTCATTAACATCGGCAAAAACATCCGCGCGTCAATGACGGCCATCTGGGACTATATTAAAAGCGGCGGGACCGCATCACTGTCAATGGCATGGACACCGCTGCTTGACGGGTTCAGATCGACGCTTGCGGAACTGCCGAATATTCCAGACCGTGCAATTGGGCAACTGGAAGCAAATCTAGCTGCTCAGAGTGTCAATCTTGGGGCTGCAGTTTCCGGAGGACTTGAGGCAGCGATCACCGGAAATCTTCAGATGCTTCAGGACTACCAAACGCAGCAGGCCAATATCACTCAGCCGGCGTTGGTCGATCAGACGGGCGGTACGAGTCTCGCCACAGATGCTGGCGACGCCACGAAGAAAGCCAGTCAGAAAGCCACTGAAAATAAGGCTGTGTTTGCTCGCAGTTCGGAAGGTCAAAGCGTGGTAGCACAAATGGCTCTTGTGATGGGTAAAGGCGATCGAGAGAAGAAAGCACAGAATGCAGCAATCGAGCAAGGCAAAGACATAAAACGACTGGTGCGAGAAGTTGAGCGCGGGAAACCTCTTGCAGCAAGGGCGTGGGCATAATGGCGACAATAACAGAGTTCAAGTGGCATGAAATGGATGTTGAGGATCGTCGCGACAGCACTGCGAACATCCTGCGCAATAAGATCATCCTGAAAACAAATGAGCGTGTGACATGGACCGACCTGCGCACAATGTCACCCGTTCCAAAATGGGGCGATGAGCACCCGACAGAGCGAGGCTTTTATCTCGACCACTGTAAGCCTACGCACAAATCTAAATTGGTTTGGGAACTGGAAACGGAGTACACCCCGTTCAAGGCCGGCCAGATTGAAGCGGATCCAATCGCAAGGCCAGTGTCGCTGACCTATTCAAGCTCGCTGATTGAGCAGCCAACACTGTTCGACAACAAAGACCGGCCGGTTGTTAATCGTGCGGGCGAGTTCATTCAGGGAATGATGAAGCAGATCCCGCTCATTGAATACGGATTCAGCAAGAACTTTTCCGCAGATCCGGCATGGCTGCAGACCCACATCGGCGCGGTGAACTCTGACACCATCAAACTGCGCGGTCTGATATGGAAACCGAGAACATTGCTTTTGTCCGCTGCTGCGGGTGGCGAATTCGTCACGGAAAACAGATCGCGGTATACATCCATCACGGGGACGATCCTGGCAGATTATCGCACATGGACGCAGGAGGTTTGGAATCTCGGCACGGTGCAATTGAAGGAGGTCACTCTAAAGGTTGAGCGTAAAGATCTTCCGGGGTTCGAATTGAAGAAGGTATGGCAGCAGATCCCAATCATGGCGGGCGATCCTGCGGAGCCTGTCACGGAGCCAGTGCCGCTTGATGAGGACGGCCGATACATCAGCGATGCCCTGCAAAGGAGCACGTCGGAGCCAATGACAAAAAGTCGGCTGATCACGCTGAGATTCGACATTCAGCACGAAATGCCGTTTTCAGAATTGCCACTGCGATGACGGAAGAACTTTTCGGATTGACTGGCGATCAACACGCGGAAGTCGGCAAGCTCGTCAAAGATAGCCGTGCAATCTCACGACAGCCGACAGGGGCAGGCAGCAGGGATCCGCACCGATATCGAGGCATTGCCCGCTTAATAGCAAAGGGGCCAGATCCGCTCACATACGATCCGCAGACGGCAAGAACCTGCTGGCTGTTTCAGTACAGCCCGTCATCACCAGTGAAGACGGTGGAGATGTCCGGCGATTCGCTTGAAGGCGATTTGGTTCTGACAATCGGCGGAATCGAAATTCACGTCGACTGCCAGGCCACAACCGCAGAACTCCGCGCGGCACTTGTCGCAGCAGGAATCACGGCCACCGATTGCCGGGCAAATGTTTTTCCAGGGCTGTGGGAATTTGATTTCAGTGGTGGACGTTGGAATTCTGAAGTTCCTTCATTCACTTGCGTTGCGTACGAACCACCGGAAGACGATACAACGACACCGGTCTATGTTGGCGAAGTGAAGATTGTGACAGAGGCGTGGGCAAGCGTTACGCAAGGTGACTCTGTGGCGGAAATTGATACACGCGATTGGATTCCATTCGAGTCTGGGGCTGTAAAGTCTGGGGCCGTTGGGGCGGCTCAGTGGCACTATGGAGCGGGATGGCTCGTACTAGCGTGGCAATGTCGCGAATGGAGTTTTGCTTCTTCCGATCCATACGGAGGTGCATAATGTGTATCTCGTTCGGCAATCCTTCAGAACCATGTTGCGGCGGTGGCGGTTCAGATCTGCCTGGCGAAATCTCGCGGCGTATGCAGGCAGAGCCGATCGACGACTACGCGAGCCTCTCGACCGCCAGCTGGCAGCGAGATGTGATCGAAGGCGTTGATTCGCTGTACTATCACTTCGTCAGTCCAGACACGCTCAACGTCTCGTCCTGGGCGATCCTGCAGCCAGTTCGATGGGGCATGGCGGCCCCGGCTGCAAACGGAGGCGTCTACGATGCGTGGCAGGTGTCAGGCGACTCGGCACAGTATCCGTCAGGGCCATATGCCTACATTCGTCGCGGACTGATTCCGTCCGCATGGAACTGTGAGTTTAAAAAGAACATCGCCAGCATACGGGTCGGAGACTTAAGACCTGAAGAAGTTGGGGAATCCTCGTTCGGTACACGGCAATTCCTTTCCTCAGTGCTCGAATCAATTGCGCCGGACGTGCCGATATGGGGCTCCCCTCCGCCGTATAATCTTGCGCCTGGGTTGGCTGAATCGTACGTCTATGCGGTTCAGGTGCGAGCAAACGGAATCGCACGCGGGCCGCTGCATGTCGACGTTGGACAATCGGGCCTCGCTTCGATTCTGGACGTCGACCAACGGGTCAATCCGGATGATTTCATTGAACTCGATGTCTGGTATCGGGTGGGAATTGAGGCAGGTATCGCCTATGCGGCCGCACCCGGTAAAGGGGCCTGCACTGTGCCGTTGATGCTTGCCAGTAATGGCAGTCGACGCAACACTTTGCAGCCGCTTGGATTTACTAATGTTAATTTCGCGCCTGCCTTCAATCCGTATAAGCAGACCTACGAGCTTCGGATCGGGGGCCACACTGGCTGGACGCTGAAGAACGGAACCAATGGTCCGCACAGAATGCGAATGACAGCACATAGTCCGGATGACCCTTTTGGAGACCGGTTTAGAGCAGAGTTCTTCGGCGAGATGACTCTCGACGTGGCATCGCTATTTGTGAACTACATCGAGTTCAATATGAAAAACGAAATCATGGAACTCGTCATCACTCCGGGATCAACCCTGGCTGAAGGACTTCCCGGAAGTCTTATCTACCGATCCACAGACGGCGCGAGCGCTTACCGGAACCTTGTGACCTCCACCGACTACGGCGAAATCGAAGATCGTTCGTGCGGACGAATGAATCAGGAAGGAACAACAGTGTTCCGGCTCGTCCCGTGGGGGCTGCCTGCGATCAAGGACACACAGCCGACCGACATCCCAAGCAAAGTTCCACGTATAATCACACTGCGACGTGTTTCACGATAACGATTACAAAAGGCCAATCACATGACGATCAAAATCTGGCGCGGAGATGCTCCCGCAGTTGCTCAACAAACTCGGATCACTCCCAGCAGTGTTGAAATCGGTGACGTGTTCACGCTCACGATCAACGGCAAGTCGATCAGCGTTACGGCGACGGCGGCGACCGTCTCCAATGTCTGCGGCCTGCTGGCAACGGCGATTGCGGCCAGCACGATTGCAGAGTTCCGCGAGTTCACTGTAACAAACGCAACCAGCGCACTGCTGCTGACTGCTTCTACGGCCGGTGTTCCGTTTGTGATCACAGGCGGCACGTCGAACGGTTCTGCGCTCGGCGTAACTGTGGCGACCACAACGCAGGGATCAGGGGCCGGCAGCGTTGTCAACATGACGCAGACGTTTGCCATTCCGGTGACTGCGGATGGCACGTTTACCGTCACGATCGGCGGAAGCACAACGTCTGGAATTGCAGTCGCAGCAAGTGCGGCGACTGTTCAGACCGCAGTCCAGGGGCTGGCCAGCGTCGGGGCCAGCAATTGTACTGTAAGCAAAAGCACGACGGCGAACGACGACACCTACGTGTTGACGTTTGACGGGGCTCTTGCTGGGACGACGGTAGCGACCGCAGTGGTTGTGATCACATCGGCCAAACCAATCGTTCGGACGACGCAAACTGGATCAGCAACAGGGACGATA